TTTCGTTGCAACGGTGGCTCCTATTAGATTGGGCGCCATGAGAGACTACTCGTTTGGCAGAAAGAACAACTCGCGCCGCAGAATGGCGAACGCAATCGCGGTTTGGCGCGAAAGGCGGTAGCATGATTGATAGATTGAAACGGATTTTCACTGAAGCCATGGCCCGGGGATTCGTTCGGCGCATCTCTTGGGACGTCCCCCGCAAGCTGCCGATTGGGACAATAGTAGCAACCGGAGATGGAACAGAAGGTGTCGTTGTGGCTTCCGGTGACGGTCTCTGTGAGATTTTGCCATGCACAGTTGTCCGCGAGCATCCGCGGCCGCTGCCACTATACGGCCAAGAAGATTTACGAGTGCTGTACAATAGATTCGGGGTCAGTTATGACAATGACGACCCCTGGACTTGGACCCGCACGCTCTACCCGGCATGGCTTGCGTGTCCAACTGACACACATTAGCTTTGGTGTGACAACAGAATGACTTTGTAGCGGCCGTTCCGGCCCGCTGACTCCTCTGCACTCGCCTTAGCGACCCGCAGACACCTCAGCACCCGAAACGTGGACGATCTGTCCTCGATTCGGGTGCTTTTTCACACCCTCGCGCCGCGACCTCACGAACCTGTGAACCGGAGCGAGACATGGCTGCTGCAACCTCAAAAGAACTCCGTCAAGAGCTGGGCGAAGCGGTGGTGCGCCAGCGCGCCCTGCTGGACGGTGCGCGCGATGCGAAGCGCGCCCTCTCCGCCGACGAAGAAACGGAGATGAAGCGCCTCGACGGACGCCTTGATGAACTCGAAAAGGAAATCCCCCGCATCGAGAAACTGGAAGCGCGCGAGAACTTCGCCGCCCAGCCGACCCGGGAGATCGTCTCGAAGCCGCCCGTGGTGAGCGGCGACGCCGACACATCAGAGAACAAGACCGAGGAGAACTGGACCAAGCGCTTCGGCGCCCGCGGCAAGTATCTCGCGCGCCAGCAGCATGGCAACCAACTCTCGACACGGTCCTACTCCAAGGCGTTCATCCGCTACATCACGAAGCCCAAAGAGGGGGCCTTCACGGTTGAGGAGCAGCGTGCGCTGTCGGTCGGCACGAACTCCGAAGGCGGCTTTACGGTGCCGTCCGAAGAGTTCCTGCTCGAGCTGCTCAAGACGGTGGACGATCAAGCCGTGCTGCGCGGCATGGCCCGGACGTTCATGGTGGTGAGCGCGCAGAGCCTCGGCGTGCCGACGCTCTCGGCTGACCCTGCGGATCCGGACTGGACGAGCGAGCTTGGCACGGGCTCGGAAGATTCCACGATGGCGTTTGGCAAACGGGAGCTGCGGCCGTACCCGCTCGCGAAGCGCCTCAAGGTGTCGGACAAGCTCCTGCGGGCCTCGCCGCTCGGCATGGAGAGCATCGTCCGCGACCGGCTGGCCTACAAGGTCGCCGTCGCGCATTCCAAGGCGTTCAACACGGGCGACGGCGTCAACAAGCCGCTCGGCATCTACACGGCCGACGCGAACGGCATCTCGACGGGCCGTGATACGGACGTGTCGACTTCGAACGAAATCGACCCGGACAAGCTGATCGCCGCGCGCTACAACCTGCGGCCCGGCTATTGGCCCAACGCCAAGTGGCACCTGCACCGCAACATTCTCGCCCGTATCCGCAAGCTGAAAATCGGTACGGCGGCCAACGAGTACGTCTGGCAGCCTGGCTTGCAGGTCGGCGCCCCGAGCACGTTGCTCGACTTCCCCTATGCGATCGACGAATACGCCCCCAGTGCTACGACAGGAACGGGCATCTACATCGCGATCCTCGGGGATTTCCAATACTACTGGGTCGTGGACGCGATGACCGTCGCACTCCGTCGTCTCGATGAGTTGTACGCCGAGACGAACCAGGTGGGCTTCATCATCCGCATGGAGACGGACGCGCAGCCGGTGCTCGAAGATGCGTTCGTGCGTTGCAAGGCCACACTGACCTGATCGGACAACTGACGGGGGCTGGGATGGTCCCGGCCCCCTCACCCTGGACTTGAGGAGATTCTGAACATGAAGCACAAGGCAATCGTCGCGGGGGCACTCGTCGTTCTGCTCTCGGCGTTTTCGTTCCAAAACCCTGATCCCGCCTCGGGCATCTTCCCGGTCGGTTCGGTGGTCGCGGGGATCGGCGTCAACTCGGCGCGGACCGGCGCGGTGGTCGACCGCGCAGGCTATGCCGGCGCGATGGTCCTGGTCGCACAGGGCCACGTCACCAACGGCGCGGGCGCCATCGTGTACTGGGTGCTCCAGGATTCCAGCGTGTCGCCGGCGTCGGCATGGACCGCCCGCGATTCGGTCGTGGGGGACACGGTCGACAACAAGGGATTCAAGTTCAGCTACAAGCTGGAACGACGGTTTCTGCGCGTGATTCAGCGCGCGACGTCGGCCTCGTCGGACACCACGATTTCGGCTGGCATGGTGCTGCTGACGAACAGGCGGTCGCGGTAGTGCTGGTTCGGTTGCTCAGTGGGCGGATCGTGAAGGTGGCGGCCCGTGTCGGGGTCGCCATCCTCCGATCCGGTACTGGTCACGTCGTTCGACAACAGGAATGGGAGCGCGCGATCCGGTGAGTCTGGTGCTGTTTACGGGGCCCACGGATGAGCCGCTCACGGTGCAAGAAGCCAAGGACTGGGCGCGGATTACCGAATCCGAGGACGACGATCTCGTCCAGGGCCTGATCCGTGCCGCGCGGTGCCACGTCGAGCAGTTGACGGGCCGGGCTCTGCTCACACAAACGTGGGATCTCTATCTGGACTGTTTCCCGTGGCAGATCGACGTGCCGCGGCCCCCGCTCCAGTCGGTGACCTCTATCAAGTACATCGACACCGAAGGGGTACTCCAGACGCTGGCCTCGAGCGAGTACACGGTGGACGCGAAGAGCGAACCAGGGCGGATCGTCCCGGCCTACGGGAAGGTCTGGCCGAGCACGCGCTACGAGCCGAATGCGGTACAGGTGCGGTTTGTGGCGGGGTACGGGCTCGAGGCGTTGGACATCGACGCTAGGGCTCCGGAACTTCGGCAGGCGATCGGCGTGCTGGTGGGGACGATGTACGAGCAGCGGGAAACCCGCACCCCCGACGAGCTCACCGAGGTGCCGGAGGCGTTTTACCAGCTGGTGAATCAGGATCGCGTGTTCTGGTTGTAGCTGTGCCGCGCTGGACGTGACCGGCGGCATGGAGCGGACAGGGTCACGGATGCCGGACCACTCGTTGCGCTAGTCGCACCTCGTCTCAGCGGGGCGCGGTGGAGTTGACGTGCAAGCAGGCAAGCTGCGTCATCGCATCGTCATCGAGCAGTCGACTTCGACCCAGGCCATCGGCGAGCCCGTCAAGGCATGGGCTCCGGTCGCTACGGTCTGGGCGAACTACGAGGACTTGGGCGGCTCCGAAGGCTCGGGCAGCGGGCAGGAGCAATACGCCATCGGGGTCAGGCGCTACGAGATCCGCTACCGTCCAGGGCTCGTCCCGAAAATGCGTGTCAATCACCAATCAGTCACGTGGGACATCGACCGGATCGTGAACGTCGGCGGGCGGAACCGCGAGCTCCACCTGTTCTGCATCGGGCGGAGCCTGTGAACCTCACGTTCACGGGTGGCAAGGAACTGGTCGCCGCCCTCCGAAGGATTCCCGAAGCCGTCGCCGAGCGGGTGCTGGCGGGGGCCGTCATGGCGGGCGGGGGCATCATCCAGGAAGCCGCCGCGGCGAAAGCGCCTCGAGCCGCCGAGCGCCGGCGACCCAACACGGTGCGGCTGGGCGATTCGATCCAGACGACGGTCACCGAGAAGGGCCGGTCGTTCGTCACGGTCAACGTGGGGACGAAGGTCAAATACGCCCACCTGGTCGAGTACGGCCACCAGATCGTGCCCCGCGGGCCTGCGCGTCGCCGCATCAGCGTCACGCGCGTGACCAAGTCGGGCCGCGTGTCCACACGGTTCGTGATCGACCCGGACGAGAAGCGCCAGACACGGGGCGCAGCCGGCTTCGTCGCCGCGCGGCCGTTCCTGCGTCCCGCGTTCGATGAGAATCGCGAGAACGTCATCCGCAAGATCGGCGAGGTCATGGGCGCTGGGATTGAGGCGGAAGCCAAGCGCCTAGCGGGGTCCAATGCCTAGCATCGAAGCGGCCA